TCGTAGCGCATAAAGTCCATGCGGATTTTTGTCTTGATCTTTGTTGGGATATGGCCGGGGTCTCTGCCTTTGCGCATCTGCGAGACCATATCGGTTGTCTGGCCGTGCCGTCTGGCAATGGCTCGGTCTGTGTATTTCGACATGATGTGACGCGCTTCGTATGCCAGCTCTAGTGCTGGTTTGGCTTTTTGTTTTGTGGTCATTCGTTGGCTCCTTTTTCGCTCCTGCACTCTGTAATCATCCGATCAATAGCCTCCCGAAGCTCCGGCCACTCGTCTGGGTTAATCAGTATCGAGCCGGTATTTGCCTGCTCGGCTTTGACAAACTCCCCGCCACCTTCGTCTTCGATACTGATCATTGTGACCATTTCGCTGAGTATCGTTGCCTCGCCCGCCGGGTGCACCATGATCTGGGTTGTTCGGGTTTTGTATTCAGTCACTGCTCACCTCCCGCTCGCTCGGCTTTGTTGGCTATCCGCACGGCCTCGCCAATCTGTTCGGCCAGCGAAATATCCGATCTATCTATGTCGATGGTGTACCCGCTGGGCTTTATGGCCTCCACCCATGCTGCGCCGTTTTCCATGCACAGATTGATAACCCAGCCGCCTTCGGGGAGTTCGCCGCAGACTTCATTGGCGATAGCCTGTAAAGACTCCTCGTTCAGCTCCGCCACCCGCGCATCGGCTTGTTCAAGTCGCCTTGCCGCTTCTGCCAGCACCAGATCCGCATCCCGGTCACACTCCGCAGGCACGCGCATAGTGAATTCGCCGTCCATAGATTCGCGACCGCCAGTGATTGCGCCAACAAGCCGCCGAAGCCGGGCAACGATGACATCGGTAGGGACATCGGCGCTGTCTCTATATTTAGTGCTCATCGCCAGAGCCCTCCTGTGGTGGTTGTGGTGCAGCATCAAGCATGGCCCACCACTGCCCATCTGGCGATGGTATGCTACCCTCCAGATACCTCTGCTCGGCTTCGTGGTACGCGTATCTCATCTCGGTTGTTGGCTCAACCGGCACTAGCTTCCATCCGTCCGGCACACTCCCTTGCTGGGCTGGCCGCAATTCTTCAATCTCACCCTCCAGCTCAGCCATTCTGTTGTGGTACTCGCTGCGGAGATTATTGAGTTCATCTTGGCACTCAAAAAGATCCTGCCTGTATTTGTCTGCCAGCCTACGGTACATGTCCTGCTGGGCGGGCTGGGGGTGGTCGTAGAGGGGGACAATCTGTTGTGGGTCATCGCCGAAAGAAGGCAGCGGCGATTCGTAAAACTCGCAGTCGTTTTCATACCAATAAACCTGAAACGCTACTGGCTCCGCACCCTGCCCGCTTTGGGCGCGGGCGGCTTGCACTTTTTCGTGCAACTCTTGACTGCGGCGCACCGTTTCGTATGCATCCACGATGTGCATGTCCTCCAGAAAATCCTGCACCTCTTTCAGAATATCACTCATAACCATAACTCCATTCAGGCCGCCCCTCATCGTCACGGCCAAGGTATGTGTATTTTTTCAGCCTGGCGTCAACCGCAGGTGCAGGCTTTAGCGTCTCCCGCACCATGTCGGCGACTAGCGGCTGGATTAAAAAGCACAGGGCTAGCAGGATTAGCCAGCCTGTGCCGTGTTCAGTGTGCATTGGCGAAGTCATACGCCTTACTCCAAATGCGCTCCCATGCTTCGCTACCTGCCGTCGGGTACGGGCCGTCAACCTCCAGCGTGGCCATGTCTGGAAGCCACTCGTCTTCATGGCCAGGGTCGTCTTCATGGTACAGGCATTCAACGCTGATGGTTACGTCGTCCTCTTGCCACTCGACTAGCTGGGTTTTGTAGGTCATTTAAACTCTCCATCCTTCATCAAAATCCGCCTGATCTCCTGATGCTCTTTCAGCTTTTTCAGGTTTTGCTCAGGGGTGGCGAAACGCTTTGGCTTTTCGGTGGCACGGATGATCAGGCCAAGGATGATCAGCGCAACGCTGAATATGGCGATATCGATTAGAGGGTTATAGTTCACGGTCAAAATCCTTACACAGCGCAATCGCTGCGTTTTCGGTGATCAGTTTCAGCAGCCGATGATTTCCGGTGTAGCTGTTTTGCAACGCTTGCGGGTAGTGCGGATGTGCCGCTACCCGGTGCGCCAGGTTTGACCAGTCAACCGGCAGCTGGCACTTGCCGGTTTCCAGCAGCTCGCTGGCTTGCTGGATGTGGTAGGGGTATTGGTTCATGTGGCTTTGCTCCGTTGTTGGTGTTGCCGCCCTTAGTGGCGACTGTCAATTTTGATCTCCACAAAGCTGGCATCTTTTGCGGCAAAGGCGTTGCCGTCGTATTCGGGGTCAATAACAACTTCTTCGGCCTCGAAGGAGAAAACCACAAATCCGCCGTCGTAGCACTGGTCGATGGCAAAGTCTTCTGCGTCGCTGGCGTTATCGAAGCCGTAAATAACCGCCTCGGTAATTTCGCGGTCAGTTGCCGATATGCAAAACTCGCCGTGAGCTTCAAGGCCGTTTTCCAGAATGCTCTCAACTGCCTCTGCCGGTGCTGCGTGATAAAGTTTCATGCTTTTCTCCGTCGTTGTTTCCTTAACCGTTGAGCCTAGTGTAGTCAGGCAGTTGCACGAATGCAACACTTTTTAGAAATTAATTTGCACTTGCGTAACTGTCAGGCAGGTGCAACAATGCAAACCGTCAACCAACAAACGAGGCAATGACATGGCAAAACCAGATAAAGAAGTGTTAGAGCTTGCTGAGCTGATGAAGCTCACAGGCGTGGGGGCGTCCGAGGCGTCCCAGGCTGCCAGCATGGCCCAGTCGAATTGGAGCCGGTGGTTTAATCGCGGCATGAGCCCGACACTGGCAAAGTTTCGCAAGTTCCGCTCGGCGGTTATCGCCATTGCTGTGCGAGAAGATAAGTTGCCAGACGGATGCGAAAACAAGCCGGTATCGGCATTGATTGATATTGCGCGGGGGTGGCGGGTATGACCCTGCACGATCGGATTTTAGGGCAATCGCCTGAGCCATGTGAGGGTGATTATTATGATGGCTTTGCCCATGCGAGTAGGCGGGCATCTAAACTTGCCGCCGAGGCAGATGAGTTGATGGGCCTGTTGGCAGATGCGCTTGGAATCCTGCACAACACAGCAAATCACCATTGCTCAGATTCCGGAGAATGGTTTACTGAGTGCGATGATAACTTGGAAATTCTGGGAAGATCAGAAAAAGCGCTTGAACGATACAGCAACTGGAAGGAGCGTACACGATGAGCGATATGCACCCAGACCTTAAGTTTTTGGCGCGGAATGTGAGTGAGTGGAATGATGCCCAGACATTTGCCAACGTTATGAGATGGCAGATTGATGATGAGCCAAGCTTGTATTGGTCAAGTATCACAGAAGATGACCACAAAGTTACGCAGTGGGTTGAGCACCAATGGCTCCAAGCCCGCCAACTCTTAGGGCTGGAATCACCCGAAGTCACCGAAGCGGAAGACGAGGCATGGGAGGCGATGGAGGAGAAGCAAAACCGCCAGAAGTACAGCGCCTATTTCAAAGACGTTCGCCACCTGGATTACATCGACGTGTATCGAACTGTGAGCCTGTTTGGCTGCGAAAAGCACGGCCATGCCATCTCGCATGCGGCGAAGAAGTTGTTGCTTACAGGCGTCCGCACAGGCGGGAAGAGTGTGGAGCAGGAGGTGCGGGAAGCTATCGACACATTGAGCCGGTGGCTGGAAATGCGTGAAGAGGATAAAGTCAATGACCGATAAAAATCACGATTACGGACTGACCGAAACCACCGTCGAAGTGGTCAACGAAAACGGAAAGCACGAAGTCCCGGCGTTAACTAACAAAAAATGCCCCGGACTTGCTGTAACCATGTTTCCGTTTGGCGCTTTCGGTGTCACTCACATCCCGACTGGATGCAGGCTTGCCAACGTATCAGAGCGGGCATCTGTGGCACTGCTCACCATGAGCCAGTTTGCGCTTGTCGCTGAAATGATGCAGACCACGTGGGATATGCTGGATATGAAAACTGCCAGATCCCTGATAGCAGATGCGTCAGATAGACCAGTTCCTTTCGATGGTTATACCAGCACAAGCCAGAAAGAGACGCGCAAAATGACCGTTGGCGAGTGGTTCCAGCATGTTCGCATGCCGGTGATGGATGAATTTCCGTGGGAAGAAACGGACCCATTCGAAACCGCAATTAACAATCTGGAATCGTCCGCATTGCGGGCTGGGGAGTTGGGGGAGTGACCGCCAAGCAGCGCAGGATTCTGGCCGCACTCTCTGACGGCCAGCTGCACACACCGACCGAGATCGGCCTATCATGCGGCGCTCGATACGATTGCGCCAGCGGCTACGCCTGTGACGCGCTCAAGCGCATGGAGGCGAAAGGCTGGGTTATCTATAAACGTCTGGCGGGCGCTCAGATCACTGAGGCAGGCCGCAAGGCGATGGAGGCATAACGTGACCACCTTACAGGAAATCAACGCGCAATACGTCGAGAGCGGGCCTAAAGTCGATTGGCGCGAGCTGGGCACGTCTGGCGACGCCCGCTCAGATGCCGAGATTGTACTTGACCGGTTTTTCGTCTATGCCCATGGCGAGATGGAGTGGCTTGAACTTTCCGTTAACTGGATTCCGTTTGTGCAGACCGGGCGAAATGAGCGCAGCTTCTGGAGCAAGCGCCGGCTGGCCCGCGCAGTCGATCAGCTGGTGGATGCTGGCTTGGTTGAGGATATCGACGGCAGCGATTGCAAATGGCGGATGACTGAGCTTGCGCGGAAACATTTTCGAGAGGGAGGGCGCTTAAATGCGTGACATAAACGGCAAAGAAATCAAAGCCGGTGACCGCCTGCGCCACACAGGCCACGGCGGCATCTGCCGGGTCTGTGAGCCGGGCGCCGATGGCCTGCTGTGCGGGCACAATGGTTTGATCCTGATACCGGAGGACATTCCTCACCGGCATGGCTATGCGTGGGTGCTGAATGAGGCGCGGGCGGCTAAGGGGGAGGTTATCCCATGACCCAAACCGAACGCCAACTAAGAGCCGAAGTGTACGAGCTGAAAGCCATGGTCAGAGACCTGACCCAGCAGGCCGTCGAGTGGCAAGAGAAGGCTGTGGAATATGAGACGGCGCTGACGAAGATTTACCGGGAGGCGCTGAAGTATGCCAGATGACAAACTAGCCCACGCCAAACGCGAAATCCGCGCATTGCAGGCCAAGCTAGACCGAATCAAAGCGATAGAGCTGCCCACTGGCGGCTCTGAGGATTATCAGCAGGGGATTGCCGATATGGCTATAGCGGTGCATCGGGCGATGGAGCCTAATAAACGACAGAGGGGGATGGTTAACGATGAAAATTAAATCAGCGTTTGAGCGCGCATGGCAGGATCTCAAGATGCCCAGCGACAACATAAAGAGCCAGTCGCATCGTCTCTTTGCGGCATATCAACGCGGCGCAAGTGACGCTCACATGATTGACGACGCCCACGCATTCGAGCTTTTGCAGTGTCTTGAGCTTGTGATTGACGATTGGCAAGCTGGATATTCGCCCAACGAGTCGGAGTCAACCTACCGTCGAGCCATGGCGGCAATCGTTGAAGGTCGCAAAAATGGCGGATGACATCGACAAAGCAAACGACCTGGCAGAACTCGAAAGAGTCTCGGCCATTCGCGCAATCACAGCGCGGCCTGAGATGGCTTATTGCGGGCGCTGCCGGTGGTGCGATGAACCTATTGAGCAGGGCGCTTATTGCAGCGCTGAGTGTGCCACAGACGCGCAGAAGCGGGAGGCGTTTAGGAGATGATCGACAGAAACCCAGCAGCACCATCAAGGCAATGTCCAAAATGCGGCAAGCCTGAGTTTCGACTCGGGATAACAACGCACTTCATTCGGCACTACGGTGCTTACTGCAAGTCTTGCGGCTACAAAACCAGGCCGTCGCCCAGTCAGTCGGAGGGGTGCAAGGAGTGGGATAATGCCAAACGCTAAACCAGAGAACACCAAAGGCCGCCACACCAAACCGCCATACCTCTGCCCAGACGGCAGCGAGCCGTGCGGGCGGTATGGGTATTGTTCTTATTGTCCGCATGACAAGAAGGAAAAGGAGCGCAAGAATTGACCTACAAGCCTGAGAGTGATTTGAACCACAACTACGTGCACCCAGACCACCGCTACGCCTGCAAGGACAGGCCGCGCCCTGGGGAGCCTTGGTTGCCGCTGGAGGAGTCTAACTCATGCGGCCACACATGGCGCACGACAGATCCCAGTTGTAGCGGCTGCAAGTGGAGGGCAGATCCATGAAAAATCCACCCTGCCCAATCTGCGGCGGCTACATGATCATGATGTACGGTTGCGGATGGGACTATGACCGGTGGTTGTGCGGGGAGCGCGGGTGTGATGGGGAGATTGAGCTGGATACGACTACGTTTCCGGATGAGATGGAGGATGGCGGCCCTTGAGGCCGCTTTTTTATTTGCGCCGCCTGTATTGCCTTAAACATTCCTGCCTAACCTCCTCTCGCACGCTCTCCGGTATTTTCTCAAGCTCGGCGCGTATTCGGTCAGGGTTCATGCTATCAACTATTACAGAGGCTCTGAAGTGGGCGTAGATTCGGAAGGCTTCTAGTGTGTTTTGGTCTAGGTCGGAAAGCAAAAGCCTGCCACTTAGGACAGGCTCAAGCCGCTGTTTGAGGCTTATGCTAGCAGGCATTGCATCGGGGCGAAGGGGATTTGGTCGTCGAAATCGTTTTCCGGCCCCGGCCCGCCTGCTGTCTGCTGTGGTGCCGACCGCTGCTGTGGAGCTTGTTGTGCCTGCTGGCCACCTTCCGGCTTGCCGTCAAGCATCTGCATTTGCCCCTGAATATCCACCTTAATCTCAGTGCTGTAAACGTCGTGGCCTTCCTTGTTTTGCCACTTGCGAGTTTCCAGCTTGCCCTCAATGTAGACTTTGCTGCCTTTCTTCAGGTACTGGCCCGCAACTTCTGCCAGCTTGCCGAATAAAACTACCCGGTGCCACTCGGTCTTAGGCACCATCTGCCCGGTTTGCTTATCCTTGTAGCTCTCATCCGTAGCTACTGACAGGTTAGCCACGGCGTTACCGTTTGGCGTGAATCGAACGTCTGGATCGTTTCCCAGGTTTCCGATGATGATTGCTTTATTTACTCCGCGAGCCATGTCAATTCCTCACTTGAGATATTCGTCGTGTGTTTCTGCAAAAGCCTTAACGGCCTCGTCAATCCACTGGTTTGCCTTCTGGCACTTCTCCAGCATTTCCTTTTCAATCTCCATGTCCCGCGTGTATCGAGCAACGGTGATTCGGTGATGGTTTGGGATGGCGTCGTCAATATAATGGTGCGCCATGTCATCCCAGGGTTTCAGTAACTCCTCTGGCGTGTTAATCGCGCAATAAGCAATCTCCCATTCAGGTAGGTCAAACAGGCACATATAGCCGCGTGCCTGCCATTCGTAATCTTTCTTGCCGGCTTGATCCTCGGTCAGCGGGAAGGTAAGCAAGGACCATGCAACCTTGATGTCTACGCCTTTTTGCGAACCAAGCGCAATCAGGTCAGGCTCCCCAGTTATGATGCCGTTGCTTCGGCGCTCCGTTGATTCGACTTTCTTTAGGTCGTACAGAAACACGTCATTGTAAAGCCGAATCCCGTCGTCCTCACACCACTTGCCTTTCTCGATGTATTTCAGATCATCCAGGCTCTTGCGAACATTAAACAGGCGCTCCCTAACAATCTCCATCATCGCCGCCTTAGCCGTCTCTGAGAATTCCTCAGACTTGGCGCGGGGCTTGGTCATAATCTTTCCGATAGAGCTACAGCGAATCACTTGATGCCCTCCTCTAGCGCCCCTCCTTGGTCCTCTGTCAGCTCAAACTTGGCGTGCAGTTTGGCAAGCGCAAACTCTCCGGCATTGATTCGCTCGATAGCCTTGGCAAGCCGGTCATCAGTAATCTTTTCCTTTTCAGGCTCAGGCTTATCCGGCTCCGCTGGCGGCGTTGCTTCGTTTCCGTTCTCGTGAGCGTGAAGATCACCCTTGTGCCAAAGATCCAGAGCACAGCCAAACCGTATGCCAGCGTTACGAAGGGCGTCACCAATGCGCTCTTTCATGGCGTCACCGCCAATCTTTCCAGGCGCGTCACCGTAGCCAATGCGAGTCATACCGGCAACGGTCAGGCGAATCCACAGACCGCCATCACGATCAATGGCTGGTAGTCCGGTTTCATCAAAAGCCAGCGGCTCCCATGACCACAGTGGATCAACGTCTAGCAGCCTGTCAGTCAGTGCAGCGTGACCCACATAGGAAAGGTGCTGAACATTCGGGTGGTGCCATTGCCCGCAGATATCACACCGAACGCCTTTCTTGAAATCCCGCTTAACCTCGTCAGTCTGTGCCCGCGTAGGCTTAGGCAGGGCGCTGATCTGGTTCTCTGGAAACGGTTCGCGTAGTCGCTTGAGCGCTTCCAGTTGCTTTTCTGTATCAGTCATTTCTCTCTCCCGTTCTCGTTGTACTGACATTGCTGCGTAGAACCTCGCCTGATCGTTATTCTGGTATCCGCTCGACTTTCTCAATCCTGACATGGTTTACGTCGCCTCGACTGATTTCTTCCATGCTTGCGACGTACTCGTAGGCTGAAAGGGCGGTCGGAAACCCGCCTTTTTTCACTTCGTGCCACGGGCACAAGATGGTTACTTGGTACTCGAAATCTGTAAGCATTCTGCTTCCTCGCTGTTCGTCGTTGACGATGACAAGATTAGGGTATATCCTAACTTCTGTCAACACAGTTCATAAAACAGGTGAGGATAAACATGAGCGACACAAAGACTATGAGCATTGAGGAAATCAGAGAGGGGTTGAGCGACAGAAGGCTTAGGGAGGTAGCCAGGCAGACAGGGCTCAAGTATCACACCGTTTTGGAAATCGCCAACGGAAACCGAACAAACCCGACATATTCGACATACATTGCGCTCGTTGAATACCTGAGCAAGTGAGGCGGTCATGGGGCTGACGGGATGGGTGAAGAGCCACCGCGAAATCCTTGACCACTGGGTTTCACAAGACCCGCACATGTTCGCGCTGTGGCAGAGGCTGATCCTTGAGGCGAACCATCAGGAGACAAAAAAAATGTTTAATGGCGCACTGACCACCATCAGGCGCGGCGAACTTGTCTTTGGGTTGGAGGCGTGGGAGGCCAAAACCGGCATTTCAAAGAAAATCCTCAGAAGGTGCCTAAAGACCTTGGAAGATGAGGGCATGGTGGGCAGGCAAAGAACAAATAAATGTTCAATAATATCAATAGTTAATTATGACAAGTACCAATCAACGGGCAGTCAAGAGGCAGGCGAAGGGCAAGCAGAGGGCAAGCAGAGGGCAAGCAAAGGGCAACACCGTAAGAATGTTAAGAATGGGGAGAATGTAGAGAACAAAGATATTAAGTCCGGAGCTTCTGCCGAAGCGTCCGAACCGGCCATCGGCTACATTCCCACGAACAAGTACAACACTGAAGGCGAGCAGTACCCCGTAACCCAGAGCCAGATCGACGACTGGCAGGCCGTCTACCCAGCTGTAAACGTGCTACAGGAAGTAAAAAAGGCCAAAGCTTGGTTGCAGGCCAATCCCGCAAAGGCAAAAACCTATCGGGGCATGGCCAAGTTCCTGAATGGCTGGATGAGCAGGCAGCAAGACAAGGGTGGTTCGTCTTATCAGCAGCCGCAGGAATCGCCAAGGCCGTCACACAGAGCTGAAATGCCAAAACCAGACCGTCCGCCACGGAGAGAGCAATGAGCATCGCAACAGAACAGCAGGTAATTTATTCGCTGCTAACGGAAAATTCACTTTTGCAGAACTGTGACCTTGAGCCGAAGGAATTTCAGCAATGGCAGAATCAGGAGATTTACGGCGCGATTCGTGAGATCTCAGATGGTGGCGGGATAGCGGATCTGATGACGGTGATCGATCGGCTTTCTGAGAAAATGCCAGACCATGATTTTGCAACCTACATTGCGGAGCTTGTCGAGAGGGGTCACGGTAAGTCGGGGTTTGACCAGCACTGCCAGATCGTCCGAAAGGATCACCGGAAGCGACAGGCTCTGGAGATTGCCCAGACGATGATGGACCGAATAAAAAGCAATCAGCAGGAAGAGGCCGTTGACTCGGCCATTCAGTCTTTAATGGCGCTCAACACCGTTGGCAAGAATTACGACCACGGAATGTTGGACGTTATGCGGGCTGCAACCACAATGGTTTCTGATGCTCATGAGATGGATGGGATCAAGGGCATAAGCACCGGTCTTGATGACTTGAATGACACGCTTGGGGGCTTTCACAAGACTGACCTGATAGTAATTGGCGCACGGCCGGCAATGGGCAAGACGGCATTCATGCTGAATCTAGCGTTGGCAGCGAAAGAGCCTGTAGGGATTATCTCGGCAGAGCAGGGGCATGAGCAGATCGGTCTGCGGTTGGTGTCGGTTGAAGGCAAGGTCGATAGCCAAAAGTTAAGAACCGGAGGTTTTTACGACGACGAATGGAACACATTCGGGATGGCTGTTCGCCGTCTGGCCGACAAGCCAATAAGAATTAACGACGAGCCAGCAATTACGATTAGCAAGGTTATTAGGCAGGCAAGAGACTGGAAATACAAATACGGAATCAAAGCGCTGTATGTTGATTATTTGCAGAAGATTGAACACTCGGATAAATCGCAGCCCCGGCACATCCAGGTTGGCGAGATCGCCAGAGCGTTAAAAAATCTTGGCAGGGAGCTGGATATTCCTGTAATTGCTTTGGCGCAGGTAAACCGAAACTGCGAAAACCGTCCCGACAAGAGACCACACAACTCAGACCTTGCGGATGCTGGCGAGATCGAGAAAGAAGCAGACGTAATTATGTTTATGTACCGGGATGAGGTTTACAACGAAGACTCGCCCGACAAAGGGATTGCTGAGTTGATAGCATCAAAGAACAGGCACGGCCCTATCGGAACAATCCGTTGTGTGTTTGTTGGCAAGTTCATGCGCTTTGAGCAAATATCAGCCCGGAGGTATGGTGAATGATCAACCAAAAGATACTCGAATCGCTTTACGCGGAAAGCCCGCAAACCATCGCGGATCTTAAATTCTCGACCGGCTGCGAAAAGTCATCCGAGGTATCGTTTGCTGCAATCGATCTCATGATGGGTGGGCTGATCTATTGGGATGCTGTTTGCAATGAGTGGCGCTATCAGGAGGATGCATGGCTGTAGATGCCAAAAAACGCAAGCCTGAACGGTTCCCCATGCGAGTAGCCAAGGGCTGCTTTGTGCCTGCGGATCTATCGACTCAAGAAAGGCTCCGGGAGCGCGGATTCAAAACCGGCGATCTGGTGTTCATGGAAATCCGAAAGCCGCGGAATCCACGGTTCCACCGCCTTGCTCATGCTTTGGGCCAGCTATGCGCAGAAAACATTGAAGCATTTGAGGGCATGGAGGCGCACCGGGTGCTGAAGCGATTGCAGATCGAGGCGCAAATTGGATGTGACGAAATGGCTATTGTGGTTCCGGGCGTCGGCAAGTGCCTGCACCTCATCCCGCGCAGTCTCTCGTTTGAGTCGCTTGATGAAGGCGAGTTCAAAGAGGTGATTTCCGGGTTCTGCCGCTGGATCGTCAGACAGTATTGGCAAACGCTCACACCGGAGCAAGTCGAGGAAATGGCGGGGGTAATGATCAATGACTAGACGCTGCAAGCACAAGCCCTGCACAACCGAACTACCGCCAGCCAGCAAGTGCGCTGACATCATCCAGAAAAAAGGCTTTTGCTCGGTTGGGTGTTTGGCGGCGCACGGCAGAGAAAAGGCTCAGAAGGCCAAAGAGCGCAAGGCAAGAAAAGAGCTACGCGAGTACCGGGAGAAATCGAAAACGCTGTCACAGGTCGTCTCAGATGCTCAGGTATGGGTAAATCGCGTAGTGGTGGCTAAAGATAAGTCGAAAGGCTGCATATCGTGTGAAGCCGGGGAGGTTACCGACGCCGGGCATTACTTCCATCGTGGCAGCAAATACCGGACCTCGCCCTTAACCCTAGATCGTCGCAATCTGACGGGGCAATGCCGCGCCTGTAACTCGTACAAGGGCGGCGGCAATCAGCACGAATACCGGCTGGGGTATATCGCCAGGTACGGCCAGGAAGCGTTTGACGACCTGTGCGATTTCAAGGCGGCGGTTGATCGCGGAGAAGTTCCGAGCCTAACGCGGGACGAGGCAAAAGAGATCATGGCCGATGCAAAGCGCAGGCTCAAAGAATTGAAATCGAAATAGCCACCCTTCCCCAGCTGCCGCACCCTGGATTATTCGGCGCGGGGTTTGTTTCGGGTAGGGCTTGCACAAGGTGTGTAGGTGTGTATAATTAGAATCATCAAGACAACGGAGCGGGGAAGATGAGATGAGCAAAGTCTATTTCATGAACAATGGCGATTTCGACATTCGCGCCATGATGACCATGGGCGTGTCAGCGAAAGATAACGAAGAAGCTATCGGGTTTTTCGGCACTGGCTTCAAGTACGCTGTGGCGATCACATTGCGGCTTGGTGGCGCGATCCGCATTTCAACGGTAAGTGGTGTTTTTGAGTTCACCGCAAAACAAGAAGAGATCCGAGGCAAAGAGTTCGGAGTGGTCTATTGCAATGATCAGCCTGCCGGGTTTACAACTCGCATGGGCATTAACTGGGAGCCTTGGATGGCGTTCCGTGAGCTGTACTGTAACGCCAAGGATGAAGGCGGTGTGATTGCCGACAAGATCAGCGGGGACTATGACACGGTGGTTGAGGTGGATTGTCATGAAATTTACAAGGCGTTCACTCAACAAAAAGACTATTTCATCGACGGCGAGCCACTGCTTGATACGGGAAGCGTTCAGGTTTTTAAGGGTGGAAAGCCGTTTATCTACTATCGCGGCGTGGCGGTTCGCAATGTGACCGATAATCAGGTTTTCAGCTACAACATTACCAGCACGGTTGATCTGACCGAAGACCGGACCGCAAAGCATGACTATCAACTGTTCTGGCCGATCCAGCGCACATGGCAGAATCATTGCTCGGACAAGGCCATGCTGCGCAAGGTTTTGCGAGGCGGCGAACACGGCGAGGCCAAGATCGGATTTGACCCAGATTGGCGGGCCAGTGACGCATTTCTTGAGGTGTGCGGCGAACTGATGAAATCGGATGCGGGCGTGTGCGAATCGGCCAGGGTGGTTGCCTCAAAGGTCGAAGCTATCAAGGGAGATTGGCCAGAGTTTGAAATGACCTCCGTTCAGCGCAAGATGTTGGATAAGGCTATTAGCCACCTAGCAAAGATTGACGTTAACGTGAACATGTTTCCGGTTAAAGCTGTGACCGGGCTTGGCGATGGCGTTATGGGTCGGGCTCTGGATGGCGTAATTTACCTGTCTGAGCTACCGTTCCAGATGGGCACAAAGCAGCTTGCCAGTACGCTGATGGAGGAATGGGTGCACAACAAGTTGGGATGCGCCGACTTTGATCGGAAAATGCAAAACTGGCTGTTCGACAAGATTCTCAGCCTGTCTGAAGACATTAACGGGGAGCCTATCTGATGACCCGCCCAACCGACAAAAACCGCCGCAACCTCTACATCAAGCAGGAGGATTACGAATACCTGGCCCAGATCGGAAACGGCTACGCTGACGGGCTCAGGAAGGCCGTGGAGGCGCATAAGGAGCTTAACGCGGGTCAGCCTACCACCGACAACGACAAGGGCGCTGTGAGCGACGAGAGGGGCGAGGGATGAAAGTTGAATACAAGGGATACGAAATCGAAGTAACCCGTGAAAAGTGCATGGGCGGGTGGGGAATGCTGTATTACAGCGTTTTTACAACCGATGGACATGAGTGCCTGTCAAATTTTGAAGATAGCGGGGAAACCGTCAGGGATAAGATTTCTGAGCTAAAGGAGTTGGTAGACGATGAGATCAAAAGTGGAGACCCTTTCGGATTGGAAGAGGAGACCACCAACAACCAAAGCGCCGTTAAGGGCGATCAGGAGCGGTCAGAATGAGCAAGCACACGCCGACGCCGTGGAGAACGGATGAGAGCGAACACGAAGCGACGATTAAGGTCATTGCTCTCGCGGGAGATTATTCTCGGATAGTGGCTAGGATCGGGCTTGCCGACGCTCCCCATGCGAAGTACAACGCGCAGCAGAGAGCCAATGCCCGCCACATCGTCAATGCGGTCAACTACCACGACCGCTTGCGGGAGGCTTTGATTAGCTGCGCAGAACAGCTTGACGATGACGACCCGGATTCGCGCTGCATGGATAACATTGTGTCCGATAAAGCTCACAAGCTATTGGCCGAACTCGACAACCTGGAGAAACAACCATGACCCCAATAGCCAAACAACTCGAAGCCTACCGCACGGCCAAGCGCATCGTGTCCGCCTGCAACCGCATGAAAGCTGGCCAAGGCCAGGCGCTCAAGTGGTGCGCGAATCAGCGCGAGGTTTTGATTTGGATGTGTCGGGAGACTAAGCGGCAGATGGAGAAGCGGAATGGATATTGATTGGGACAAGGCTCCGGAATTGGCTACGCATTATTGCAAGCTTTTCGCAGGTTTTAGAGGCCACGGCGACTCCCTATGTAGCCACTGCATCCCCCGCCCATCCAAAAAGGCGCAGGAGGCCGAGTGGGATGGGACGGCGTTTCCGATACCCGCTGGCGCAAAGTGTGAAGTGCAGATGGGCAGCTTCTGGTATCCAGGGACTGTGATCGCCTCAACAGCCGAGGCCGCATGGTTTAAGGCAGATCAGAACGGTGAGTTCTGGACTATCATGAATGGCCTGTCTATTCGACCCATCCGCACCAAAGAACAGCGCCTGCGGGATGAGCTTGTAGAGTGCATCGCAGCTACGCCGCGCAAACCGCTTAAAGAAATCGACGGATACGACATTGCAGACCACCTAATCTCCGAAGGCTGGATAAAGGAGCCCAAACCATGAAGCCCGCCATCCTCCTGACTCTCCTCCTAGCCACAGCCGCCCCCGCCCATGCCGAGCTGGCCATTCACGCAGGCGGGTATAGCTACCACGTCGCAACCGGCCACAAGGTCGACTACAACGACTGGCACCAGCTTGCCGCCGTGGAGTACGGCCCGTACATGGCTGGCCACTTCAAGAATAGCTACGGGCGCGATACGACCATAGCGGCCTACGGGTGGAGCAAGCAGTGGGGCGATTTCAGAGGCTCTGTCCACGTTGGCGCTATGCACGGGTATCGTAGCTGCTACGGGGACGAGGGTGAAACTGCGAGAATCTGCCCCGTCGCGTTCCCGGCGCTGTACTGGACAAAGTACAGAGTGCAACCTGGCGTGATCGTCTTTGGCGAGGCTGTAGCGGCCACGGTTAGGGTTGCGCTATACTAACCCCGTGGCACGCGTCAGGCTGGTCATACCGGGTCGGCTGCCACACTGCCCGCCTAACGGATCGCTGGATAGCGGTCGCCTTGGTGGAACGAACGCCGCTGATCGGTTATGAGGATCCGCGCCCTGCGGATCGGAAGCGCGGTACAGGGCAACTCCCCGGCCTCTGCCAACGGTACGCCGGGGCCATTAACCAGGAGCCAAACCCATGAACTGGCAAAACTACCCCAACTTCAGCCCTGACGAGTTCCGGTGCAAGCACACAGGCCGGCTGAATATGGACGCCGGCTTCATGGCGCGGCTGCAAGCCCTGCGCACGGACTACGGCAGGCCCATGCTGATTAGCTCCGGATACCGTGACCCGTCGCATCCGGTGGAGGCCCGCAAGAGCGAGCCCGGCGCGCACAGTAGCGGCCATGCCTGCGATGTGTTTGTGACCGGAGGCGATGCCCTTGAGCTGGTGGCGCTGGCGGTCAAGCATGGCTTTACGGGCATTGGCGTCAACCAGAAGGGCGCAGGCCGGTTTATCCATTTGGATGATCTGCCGCACGAAGAGCACAGGCCGAGGCCTTGGATATGGAGCTACTAGGCTATGGCCTGCACCGGCTGCGCCCGAAGGCGCGAATGGATCAAACGATATGTGAGGCTTGCCCGTGACAGAGCAAAGCGAGTTTCTGCACGCAATACTGGAAGAACAACGAAAAACCAATCAACTGCTGATGCTGCTGGTGGAGACGCTGGCTGAGGAATCGGACGAGTCAGAATCAGGGCCTGGGGTTTATTTGGATGGCACGCCGACTTCAAACGCTTAAGCCGAGAGTGCAAAGCGTATCAACCCAGACGGCCAAGCCACTCAAGACCACCGCGCAACGCATGACAGGCAGACGCCTGCAATCCCGCCGACTACATCTCTGGACACAAGACCCAACGTGCGCGAAGTGTAAGCGCCTCGTCCTGTACCCCCACGGCTTTGAGCTTGACCACATCGTACCGCTATGGGAAGGCGGAAAGGATAGTGAGGATAACCTGCAAATCCTTTGTGTCTGGGTAGATGAGCAAGGCGAGAAGCAAGGATGCCATGCCGACAAGACAGCCACCGAGGCCGGGAGCCGAGGGTAGGGGCGGGCTAAGTTATTGTTTTTAAAGGACTTTAAACGGAAACCGCGCCCAACCCCATTTAGAGAATTTTTCCCTGTTTACGGGCCTGTTAACAAATGGTACTGTTAACAATATAAAGGTAAACAGGGGTGAAATATGCTAACCGCAAAAAAGCGACTCTACGCTGAGG